TCGCCGACCACGCTCGCGCCGCCGTTGCCGGTGTCCGAGGCGTTCGCCGTTACCGTGGCCCCGGAGGTGTCCTTGGCCGTGATCTCGTAGGTGTCGACGTCGACGATCCGGGTGATCTGGTACTCCTGGTTCAGCACGTCGGCAGTCACCAGGCCGCCCAAGCTAACCGCGCCACTGAAGGTGACAAAGTCATTGGCTACCGCGCCATGTGCTGTGTCACTCACGGTGAGGGTCGAGGACCCACTAGTAGCGGAGAAGGTGACGTCCCCGGCGGCAGTTGTCACCCGGATAGGAGTGACGTCGTAATAGGTTTCGCCCTGCTCAACAAAATACTTGAAGGTGGTCCCAATGCCGTTGTATCGGACGCCGCCCAAAGACAGCCAGGGATGGATTGCTCGCGGAGTGCCTTCGACACTGTCCTCGCCGAATTTTTGCCAGCCGCCAATCTTTTCGACACGGCCCTTGCGGAAGCGGACCAGGTTCCCATCAACCCAGCCCCCCTCAGCAGCGTAGTCCGTGGATTCTCGATTGATCCCCGGTTGGAACTCCAGCTTTGACAGCGGCATAGCGCATTAGGCCAGCCGGATGATCGCGCCCGTCGCGGTCGGCGTCGGGAACACAATCGTGAAGTCACCCGCCGTGCTGGTCTTGTCCCCACCAAAGTCGATGGCAGCCACGGCCTTGTTCGAATCCGTGCTGTTGTAGATCAGGCAGCCCCGGGCCGTGATCGTGGCCGTCGAGAAGGTCAGGTCGCTGAAGTCGACCACCGCCGTCGTGCCCGTGGCAAAAGGCGTGACGTTGGTGAGGTTGGAGCCGCCGGCGCTGTAGTTGGTGCCGGTAGCTTCGCCGGTGGTGGTGTACGCCGTGGTCGATGCCCCAAGGGTCGCCGAGCTCGTGTAGAGCGCAAGCTTGAAGGTGTCGCCGGTGCTGTTGGTAAAGTTGTGCGTCCCAACCAGGAGCTCCTGCTTGAAGGACGTGCAAATTGCGGAGGTGATGGCCATGTCAAAGCTCCCGAATGATCTGCGCCAAGTCGTTTACCCCGCGCGCCCTCATCTGGTTGCTAAGGGTAACACGGTCTGAGCGGATGGCGCTCCGCATCTCCGCCAAGATTACCTTATAGACCTTGTCCCGGAAAGCCAGCGCCTGCTTGCGAACGTGAGGGTCCGCGTGCTCTGAAATGCCACAGATTTTCTTCGTGGCCTGCTCCGCCCAGAACTCGGGGGCGTGCCCCCGGTTGTGGGTCGTGGAGACCATGACATTCCCCAGCTGGGGCCCTACCTGGTCCTTCATCATCCTCGGTACGGCTCCGGCGCCTTGGCCACCTTCACGAGCTCGATCTCGCGCTCGGCGACGACCTCGCTGAGCTTCGATCGCGGACACAGGACCCACTCGTCCTGGTGCGGCATGGCGACTATAGGATCTTCCAACCTATGGTAGCCGTAGAGGCGCTCGGTCACGCCCACGTTGCTGTCCAGCAGGCTCGACCGAGGCGAGGCCCCGATGGCGATCTTGTTCTCCAGACACTTGGAGATCCAGAACTCCACGCAAGCCCGGCCGGCCTCAGCGAAGTGGAGGTTGTGCGAGTAGCTGAAGTCCACGCCAAACAAGTCGATGTGCCCGACCTCCTGCCAGTAGGCATAGGCCACGGCATAGGCCACGGTGTTATTTAGATATGCGCATTTGGCATAAGACACCACCTCGGCCAGCGGGTACTCCACGGCCCCAGGCACCCGCTCGTCGAGCTCGCAGGTGTAGATGGGGCCAGGATGAACCGGGAGCAGCTTGCGCATGATCTCGGTCTGGTTGCCGGCGTCTTCGGTATCGAGGTAGCGAGAGGGCGGGTCGAGCATGAACACCCGGTCGCATTGGCGGTACACCGCCAGCGCCGAGTTGATGCACCAAACCTCGTCCCATTGCTTGCTGTTTTCTAGCCCGATCACGAAGTCAATCTGGGATGCTCCCAGGGCGACGATCGCGACCTTCTTCCCCTTTAAGCCCGGATCTTTCTCCATCAAGACACTCCAATCCTCAGCATGTCGTAGCGGAACTCGTCTCGGGTGCCGCGGCCCTCGCTGAGGTTCTTCATGCGGGTCACGGCCTCCTTGAATCGAGCCTCCATGGTGGTGACCACATCCATCGGCTCCTTGAGGAAGATCGCGGCCTCGACGAGGGTGCCGTAGAGCAGCGCTTCCGGGTACTCGGTCGACAGGAGGGTCGTCCCGGAGTCGCCACCAGAGGTCAGCGACGCGGGCTTGTAGAGGTAATGGAGCTCCACCGAGTAATCGTCGTCAGGCACCGGGGCGAGCTCAAAGGCCGTGTCGTCAAAAAGCGAGTAATACTTCGGCGTCCCGCGGGTAGCGGTCCCCGGCGCATACTGCTTGATGAAGCTCGGGTGCTTGAAAAGCAGGTAGCTGTAGGTGCTGTCGCTGATCACCGCCAGGCTAAAGGGCGCATAAAAGTCGCTCGGCGTGGCCAGGAAGCGGTTGTTCGTCGACACGTTGGCGGTCACGTTCTTGCGCTGCTCGGGGAGCTGCACAAGCTTGAAGATCCGCGCCTCTGCGTTCTGGATCATCTCATCCAGGTTGTCGTTGAACGTGGTCTCGTCGACCTGCATCCAGTCTTGCACGGCGGCTTTTAGGGTGGCCAGGGTGTAGCTCATGATGTGGTTACCTCCACGTCGCCGACACTACAGGAGACTGCAAAAGTTTGCAAAATTGTGCCCAGCTTACCATTGCCTACGTTAGTGTAGACCAGCGGGAAGGCGGTCAAATCATTGCCGTCGGCGTTGGGATCCGGGCGCGCATCCTTCAGCGCCTGGGGGTCCGCAGGACTAGGCTTGCGCTCAAGCTGGGGGTGCTTCGGAGACCACTGGTCGGGCCCCACGAGGAGCCCGTCCCAGGTCTTCTTCATGTCCTTGAGCCGGTAGCGGAACCCAGTGATGTCGCAGATTCCGTAAGCTCGCCTGTTCGATGCGAAGGCCATAGCTAGGCGATGTTATAGCTGCGGAGGCTGGGGGCGATCCGGAAGGATGCCCGCTCCTCGTCCTGGGACATGGCGCGCTCAAACTCCTCCTCGTAGAGGACCTTCAGCAGCTGCACCTTCTCCGGGGCCCGCTTCAGGGCCATGTAGTAGGCCAGCCCGGCCGCCAGGCACGGGTAAAAGCGGAAGGGGATCTGCATCGTGTTCGCGGCCGTGTCGGCGTCGTCCATGCGCGTGAGCACGTTGACGTAGACCGTATAGGTCGAGCTCTTGTCGGGCACCGGCCAGATCGTGATCGTAGGCGTAATCTGCTTGTCCACCACGAACTGGTTCGGCTTCCCGGTCGTGCTCTTGGTCGCCAGGTTCGCGTACTCGGCACGGCTCATGCGGTTCAGGGGCAGATCCGTGGTGGTCCCGCTCACCGTCTCCCGGACGAAGCAATCGAGGACGTCGATCACCGCCGTGGGGTTGGTCGAGTCGAGGTTGTAGGACGCCGTGCCCTGGACCATGGAGATGGTGTTCTGCTTGACCGTCCACTGGTTCAGGCCACGGTTCGCCCACTCGGCGAGCAGCAGGTTCAGGGACCGTCGAGCAGACTCCAGGTCATAGCCGGTGCGGAGCTCAAGCCCGCACCGCTCAAACGCCTCCTCGATGTACTCGGCTACGTCGAGCTCAAAGTCCTTGCTGTTGCTGGTCGCCATTTTTCACCCCTACTTGTGCCCGTAGAGCCCGCACTTTTTGCTGGAGGGCGGGCGCATTTTGCCAGCAGGCTTTTGGTTCACGGTGCCACCCATAGCCATGCGCTTGCAGGCAGATCCGCCCATTTTATAGCCTTTCATCTTCATGATTGAGCCTCCTTCGGCTGCAAACGTAGAAACATTCGTAGGCTTGCCGCCCACGCCCTGCTTCTTGGAGCGCTTCCGCCGGACGGCGGAGGCAATCTCCTTGTCACTCATCCTTGCCGCTTTTGCAGAGGGCACGCACTTTGGATACCCCCGCTCGGAATCCTTCGCAGAGCTTCGCCCACAGGGCTTGAAGCCACCGCCATCCTTTGGCGCAGAGATGTCGACCCAGTTCTCTTGCTTGAACCATTTGGTAAGGCCTCCCTTCTTCTTAGCCACGGGGCACCCGGGCCATCTTCTGCTTGCTGGCCAGCATACGGCCAAAGCCCCGGGGCTTCACCATCATGGTGTTGGCGTTGATCTCGCCGCCCTTGGCCTTGCCATTGCTGTAGGTGCCCCCCATATCCTTGTAGCGCTTGACCATCCAGCCCGAGGCATAGGCGCTCGGCCAGACGTCAAACTTGCGCTTGGCCTCGGCCCGGGCCTTCTTGTACAGAGCTGGGTTGCGCACATTTTTCGGTACGTCGGCCATAATAGCGCGCTCCTAAAAGATGCCGCCCACCCGCCCACACCGGGCGCGGGGAGAGAGGAGACAGGCGGGGGGCGGCAAATTCACCATTGGCGGCACGACCAATAGCGGGCCGAAAACTTGTCCTTAGCAGTATCGCAGTTGTGCCGCGCCCTAAAATTCTTCCGCCGTTCCGGGTTGCTTTTCTTGATCGTCATGTTCGGGTCGCCGAACCGCACCAGCTTGACCTGGTCTCCCTTCTTGGCCAGCACGGCGAACTTCTTGCTGCCGCCAGAGGTGCGTTTGGGCTTGTTGTAGCCAGCGAAAGACTCACCCCGGTAGGTGAGCCTCCCGCCCGGCGTGCGGCTGACGTTCTTCGTCGTCGCCATCAGTAGGTCTTGATCACGTCGAGGATCACTGTGTAGGCGTCCCCCGTAGCAGCGTTCAAGGTGGTGAACAACACGTCGCCGGTCTTGCCGGTGCCGGCGTTGTTCGGGATCGCCGTAAAGCTGCTGTAGTCGTGGTGACCGTTTGAGTTTTCGCTCAGGATGATGGCCGGGACGTTGGCCGTGGCGTCGAAGAGGATCTCGACGCCCATGCCTACGCACTGCCACCACATCTGGTGGATCGCGACCTCAGTACATGCCTCGCCCCGGCTGTTGGCAGCCAGGGCGGACACGTCGATCTTCACCACGTTGCTTTCGCCAGTTCCGTCCGAGATGTTGGTGAACTTCAGAACAGCTCGGCGTTCACCATCTTGGATAGTCTGGCTTGTGACTGCATCAGCCATGAGTCACCTCCTTACGAGAGGTTCCGGTTTTGCAGGTAGAGCACCGTGACGCTTGCTGCCCCAGCGGTCGCTGCCGTGCCGGTCTGGTTGTAGGTCACGGTCACGTCCACATCCGAGGTGCCAATGTCGATCAGGTTGCCGATCTGGGACACGTCAGAGGTGGCCAGAACGCGAGCCTGAGACCCAGCAGCCAGGGCGTCTGCGTACAGGTTAGCCGTGGAACCGTCACCAATGTCAAAGGTGTTGGTCGTGCCAGCGTCAAAGGCAGTCGTCACGTCCACCGTGATCTGGAAGATCTGGCTGTTCGCGGGCAGGGTAGCGACCACGGTCGTGCTGCCGTCATCGCCAAAGACCACGTTGCCGCTTTGCGCCATGAGGACGAAACCAACGTTCGCCTTGTCTTCGCCAACGGTCGTGCCGGTGGTGTGCTTGATCGTGCCAGCCTTTATGGGGCCAGAGAAGGTCGTGGTAGCCATGGGGAATCTCCTGTCGTGGCTAAGGTCGGCTCCGGTCTGGAACCGTCAGGGATCAGCCCCTTTATACGCCGATTCCAGCCAAATAAAAAGGGCGCCCGGAGGCGCCCTTAGGGTACGGCAGGGGGTGCTTACGCGCCCTGGGAGCCGTAGATGCCACGCCAGTCGCTGAAGCCAAAGCTGTAGCGCTCGCGGGCCTTGTAGCGGAGGTTCCCGGTGGAGAAGTCCGGCTCCATGGAGGTTTCCATGGCGGTGCGCTGGAACATCTTCAGGCCTTCGCCCATCTCGGTCACGGTGGTGAGCAAGAAGAACGCATCCGGGTCGGTCAGGTAGTGGTTCACGGTGTAGCCACCGGGAAGCACGCCCGTGTTCCGGATTGCGTTGATGTCGTTGTCGGCCGTGCCAACCCGGAGCGTGGACTCCAGGATGCGGTCGGCAACGAACACCAGCTGCGGGGGAACCACAAGCTTGGTCGCCTGCACCGAGATGGTGAGACCGCGATCGTCGGTGAAGGTGCTGATGTCGATCAGCGCGTCTTCAAGGGACGTCTCGTTGAGGTCGGCCATCGTCGTCGCACGGTTGGCAGCGGTGCCACCACCGGCCAGCGGGTGGTCGGTAGCGATCAGTGCCTTACCGTCGCCGCCAGCGAAGCTGGAGGAGAAGGCGTTGTTGAGCACGTCGGCACCCTTCACTTCCTTGGTGTTAGCCATGGAACGAGCAAGGGCCTTCACGTAGCGCTTGCCAAGCGAGTCGTAGAGGTTGTCCTCAACGGCCTCTTCGGTCAGCGAGAAGGCGAGTGCGATCGTGTCGTGGGTGTAGCGAGCGGTGTAGCTCTCAGAGGCGTTGTCGAACTGGACGCCCTGGCCTTCGGTTTTGGTCGGCGCGGAGCCGAATCCGGTGACCAGCACTTCCTCCTCAAACGCACGCTGAGAATCTTCGATGGCGAAGATCTGCTCGTACTCACGAGAGTAGCTGTCGTAGCTCATGCCAAAGAGGCTGTTGAGTCCGGGCTCAAGCTCTTTCGCGAGCTGGGCGCGTGAAATAGCCATTGGTCAGCCTCCTTATGCCAGACCAGCGGACTTCACGCCCATGATGTGGTTCTGAATCACCACAAGCACGTTCGTGTTAGCGCTGGACACGTCGTCGTTATCGGGATCTTGCGAGATGTCGATTGCCTTGAGCGGCAGGGTCGTGGTCGTAGCACCCGTCGTGACATCCAGCTCCAGGTTGGAGCGGCCGGATTTCACGTCGCCGGTCGTGGCGTTGTCGACGATGTCGAAGTTGCCGAACAGATCAGCCACCGGGAAGGCAGCATCTGCTTGGACTTCGAACACCACATTGGGATCGTCAACGACGAACGCAATGATGTCGGAAGCAGAAATCGAACCGGGATAGTAGTTCTTGAAAACCGTCTCGCCGGTCGTGGGGTCGGTGTATGTGCAACCGTTGAACACACCCACCACGGGAACCGTGCTGGATGCTGCGGCGCGCTCAATACCACCGCCGGTGACTTGCTTGACCAGGTCGCCCTGGAAAATTGCACCGGAAAGACCGCTTGCGATCCGATAACGGGATTGACCCCCAGAGTAAGGGGCTCCACCCATCATACGGCTCGGACGCAGTCCAAAAGCAGCGTCGTTATTTGCCATGTGAATGGCCTCCTATCAGCGTCGTCCAAAAGTTACTTGGGTGTCGCGCTGGGGGTCGTATTTGACGTAGCGGCTGTCGCCCCGGAGCTCGCTGAACATGTTGTTGTCCAGCGCTTCCCGGGCCTGGCGCGTCTTGTCGCCGTAATAGGCTCGACGCTCCTCAACCGTTTCGGTCGGCAACTTAGCCAGCAGCAGACCCTCGGTACTAATCACGCCCTCATGGCGGCCGCTGTCCATGGTGGGGTAGGCATCGCGCCACTCAGGCGGGAGGTCGGTGCCACGCACCAGTTCCCAGCCCTCGCGCACTCGACGGGACACGTTCGCCCTGTCTTCTTGCCCCAGCATGCTCTCCCGAATCCAACGGTATTCGTACCCCGGAGGAGCCGGAGGAGTTTCCAGCTTGCGCACTGGGCGCCAAGGTTGTCTGCGAGCTTGTTTTTCGTGAGTCTCGGAATCACGGTTCGCGCGGTTTGACGTGTTACTCATATCAGCGGGCCTCTCGTTGTGCGATCTTCTGCTTTTCCTTAGCCACTCGCTGGAGCCACTGCTCCTCGCTCATGTTGTGCGGCTTCAGACCGCGGAGGCGTTCGATCTCCGACTTGGTGAACGTCACGCCACGCTTAGCCTGTGTTTTTTGCCGACCTCCCACGGAGGCGGAAGCGACTCTTTGCACAGAGGGTCGACTTTCCTGTTTCCCGGCTTCTTGGCCACCAGTATCGGCGGCCTTGAGCGAAGGATACGCCCGATACACGCGCTTGTTCAACTCCGAATAGTAATCCTCCGAGTCCGCTTCATAGCCCTCGTTCAGGAGGTTGAAGTGGGTGAAATAAGCAAGCTGCGTAGCCGCTGCATGGTCAGGATCCTCTTGGTTCCCGTACCAGGGGTTCTGCTGGTGCCAGGTTAGGGCCTGGTCCGTGGGCCTTACCTGTTGCTGCTGCAGCTCAGGCTGGTAGTGCTCCGCCCGGGGTTGTTGCTGCTGAGCCTGCTGGGCGCCGGCATAGCGGGCCTTAGCGGCGTTCAGCTTTTCTTTCTGGATCGCGAGCTCGGTCTTCAGGGTATCGGCCTTGGACATGAGCTCGGCGTCGCCGCTGGAGACCGCCTTCCGGTAGATCTCATCGACCTGGTCAGACTTCGCCTTCAGCGACTCCTCTTCCTTCTGGAGCATGCTGTGTTGGTAGTGGACCGTCTGCTGGCGGTACTGCTGGAGCTCCTGCTCCTTCTGCATCGCCACGCGCTCCAGCTGGGCAGCACGCTCCTCGGCCTCCCGGCTCTTCTGATTCAGCTTGTTGATGCGCCGGGACACCTGCTTGGTGTAGCGCTCAAGCTCGTCTTCGGAGGAGGCTTTGGGCTCGGGTTGCTCCGCGCCCTCGGGCAGGTCTTCGGTGATCTCGATGTCGACCTGGTCTTCTTCGGCTTGCTTGGCTTGGTTCTCAATCATCGGAAGCTCACTATGTCGTCGGGGTTTAGGATGGTTCCAATGACCTCGTCGTCATTGATGATGCGGACCTCAGCACCGTCTTCAAGCTTGAAGCGAGCCCCTGAGTAGCGGCCGATCAAGACCCAGTCGCGCTCCTTGCACCAAGGCTTGTGGCCAAACTTGGACGTCTCCGCGTAGCAGAGGGGGCCCATTTTCACCACATAGGCCACCACGGTGGCCAGGCCTTCTCTATCCAGGGTCTCCTGGGTGAGGTGGATCCCACCCTTCGTTGTGCCCTTCCCCGCATAAGGAAGTACCAGCATGCGCCACCCGGACGGGTTCGGCATGCGCTCAAGCGCGCTCTTCTCCAACAGCGTTGGATCGAGCACGCGCTCATCAGCACTCACATAAGCGCTCTCTACACTGGGTTTACTCACCGCGCCTCCTTCTTGAGGTAGTCCCTAATGGTCTCCTCAATCAAGTCTAACGCACGCAGTTCGCCCTGCACAAATTTGTACTGTTCCATATCTTTGAGCAAACCATTCATGAGCATCTCTTCGATCAGCGCCCGACGCTCGCGAATGATTCGCTGTAACTTAGACTGAAGATCTAGCTCGTCCATCAAGTCCTTTCGTAAAAATAAAGACCCTTCGTGGCGGCGCCGGTGCCACGGGTCTTCATTCTCTTAGGCTTAACCTTAGCGGCACCCATAACGGCGCCCCCGGCCTTCATCGCTTTCGCCTCCTTCATGGCGATGGCGACAGCTTGTTTTTGCGGACGACCCTCTTTACGGAGCATCTTGATGTTCTCCGAGATCGTCTCCCGGCCACGTCCCTTCTTTAGCGGCATCTTATGCCTCCTTCTTTGGTGCCGCCTTCCGGCGACGCTTGGGTTTGATTGCCGGCTCCTCGATCAGGGCCTCCTGCTCGGCGTCAGAAAGCGCCACCGAGGGAGGCGCAGGCTCCTCCCCAGTGGCTCGGCCAAGCTTGGCCGCAATCCGCGCCTCGTTAGCTGCGTCACGGTCAGCCTTGCGCTTCTCCTCCGCGGCGAAGGCCAGGCGCTCTAGCTCCCGCAGCTGCTTCTTGTGGGCCCGGAGCTCGGCGATCGCTTCTTTCTTGTAGCTGGTGGTCATTTTTGCCTCCCAAATTTCTGTGCGAGCTCCATGAGCTTGAGCTCAGCGTTCTGGCGGAGCCGATCCTCGGCGACCGCGATCTTGTCGTCAGCGATCTGCTTCTGGAGATCCATGCGCTGGCGCTGGATCTCGGCCTCCAGGAGCTTCTCCTGGATCCGGCGCTGCTCTTCGGCCTGGAACTCGCTCTGGTCCTGCTGGAGCTCCGCGGCCCGGAGGGCAAGCTCTTGCTGGCGGATCTGCACCAGCGGATCCTCGGCGCCGCCCTGGCCGATGGACTCCATGAGCTCGGCGGTCAGCTGGGCCAGGATCGGCGAGGCCACCTGGTCGATCAGCATCTGGGCCTGCTGCTGGAAGGCCTGGATCTGCTCAGGCGGCAGCTGCTGCGCGAGCATGGGCAGCTGCTGGATCTGCTGCATTACCTCCGGCGGAAGCTGCTGCTGGGCCATCTGGGCGGCCCGGAACTGCAGGTGCTGGAGCATGTGCGAGATGATCATCGCCTGCAGCTGCGGGTTCTCCTTGACCACCTGGGTCAGGAACAGCTGCCGGTGAGCGTCGACGTGGGCCACATGGTTCTGCTGCTCAAAGGCCTGCGCCGGCTGCCCGAGGAGGAGCCCGGAGTTCTCCAGGCCCGCGTCCACCGGCATGGGCGGCTGGGGCTCCGGGGGCGGCTGCAGGAGGGTGTCGATATCGTCCACCCCGAGGGCCGCGTACATGCGCCGGTAGGCCTCGTAGACGCCCCGGGGGCCATGGATCTGCGGGTTGGACTGGACCAGCTGCATCAGCTCCTGGGCCATGGTGATCCGCTGGCTCTGGGAGAAGATGTTCGGGTCCGAGACCGGGATCACGTCCACCCGGCCGTCGAAGTCGGCGTTCAGGACCTGCTGCTGGCCAGAACCCGTCTGGTAGGGGTAGGCCGGGGGCAGGTACTCGCTGAAGACCCGGGCCATCAGCTGGAACTCGATCTTCTGGCTGTAGTGGAGGCGCTTGTGGATCGCGCTCATCACCTTCGTGCCGCGCTCCAGCAGGGCCACGGTCGTGCCCACGGGCATCTGCTGGTTCATGTCCCCGACGTTCATGTCGGCGATGGAGGCAAAGCGCTTCCCGGACTCCACGAGCAGCCCGAGGAGCTGCATCAGGACGTTCGACGGCTCCTTGATGGGCAGCGGGATCAGGTTCTCGCGCAGGGAGCCCCCGGTGGTGTCGATATCGCGGAACTCGCCAGGCTGGAGCGGGTTGTCCTCGTCCCGGATCCGCATCCCGCGGGCCTTGAAGCCGGCGGGCAGGTTGGCCAGGGTGCCGGCGTCGATCAGCTGGCGCAGGATCGAGGTCGAGGCCTTGGAGAGGCCGCCGATCATGTGCGACAGGCCAAGGCCGTAGAAGCCTAGGCCCGGGAGGAACTTGAACTGAACAAAATAGTTAATCTTGCGCTTGCTGGGATCCTGTTCGTTCCAGTTGCGGCGCACGGCCAAGACCTGCTGGGAGTCCTCGTCGATGGTGACGATGTAGGGCAGCTTCAGCCCCGTCGGCTCGCCATCGGCGCCGACGTCCTCAAAGCCCGGGAGGTCGAGGATCGTGTGGACCTCGTAGACCGTGCGGTCACGCATCTCCTGGTAGGACGGGGACTGGCCCTCGATCTCGTCAATCTGCTCCTCGATATCGTCCCGGGAGTAATGGCCATTGCTGCCCTTGAGCTCGACGTCCGCGTAGAAGCCATTCAGCTGCAGCTTCCGGATCTCGTTCTTGCTCATGGTCAGGACGTGGGTCACGCGCTCGGCCGAGAACAAGTCCGGGGCCTCGTAGGGCACCACCAGGTCCTCGGGGGCGATGAACTTGCTCACCGCCCGGTCTAGCACCGTGTCGTAGTAGACCTTCTTGAACGCGGAGCCTGCCAGGGGCAGGTAGAAGAGGAGCATGTCGAGCTCGGGGTCGTACTCCTCCATCACGTTCATGATGTAGAAGTTCATGAAGTCCTGGACCCGCTCGGCCTGCTGCTCCACCTCGACGGTGCGCGCGCCGACGATCTCGGTCTTCACCGGGCCCTTGGCCGGCAGGAGCTCCTTGTAGGCCTGGGCCTGAAACTGGGTCACGGCCTCGGCCAGGATCGGGTGGATCACTCCCGAGGCGCCCTCAAAGGGCTGGGAGCGGCTCTCGTCGAAGCGCATGCCCAGGTACTTCAGGCCGTCGACGTAGGTCTTCTCCCAGTCTGAGCGCGAGTCCTTGTCGGCCTTGATCGAGGACAGGACGTCGTCGGCCAGGCTGGAAAGATCGCTGGGGTCCAGGTACTCGACGAGGTTCTCGTCGTGAGCCGCCTGGGGCATCTCCGGCATCGCATTGATCTCGTCGTCGATCAGGAGCCCCTCTTCGGCGACCAGGACCATGGCCGCGTCGCGCACCATGTCCTCGCGGGAGGGTTCAGGAAAGACCTCGACCTGGTTCCCCATGGGGATGATATCGGGATCGTCCTGCGTGCCGAGCTCGCGCTTTTCAATAGCCATCAGTAGTAAACCACCCTGTCTCGCCGTAGCGGCCGCATCTCTTCTTGATAGTCCTCGTCCAGGGTAACAAATCCGCCCTGGCGGAACCTCATCAAGGCCATGGTCGCCGAGTCGCAGAAGTCATCGTTATCCCCGAACGGGAATGAAGCCATTTCCTCGATGACCTCCTCGGCAAAGGTCTGCTCTGGAGCCCAGACCATACCCGATTCAAAGATCGGGGCCACGCTGTTCATCCTGGCAATCTTATCCTGCCCCCGGCTCGGCGTATACGCGGTCACCGGGATGCCCATGCGCCGGAGCTCATGGGTCAGGGGCGTGCCCGAGGC